AGAAGACATTGAACCTCAAGAACCAGTTTTCAAAGTTTCTGAATCTGAAGCTAAAGAAATCATAGACATTAAACAAGCTGAAGAATGGATTAAAAAAGTTCTTCCTGAGTCTATAGAAGTATTAGGTCTTAATTTAATTGAAGTTTGATTAATAGGATTTGATAGAATTTTTTGAAATTCTTCAGGTTGAATTAATTCTTTACCTTTAATATCATATGGTCTATTAAATACATTATTTTTTACTATATCAACTGAATTAGTAATAGGTTTAGTTTCTTCAGTTACAGGTTCTACAACAACTGGAGTTTCTTTAACTTTATTTGATAATTCTTCTTGTTTAATATCTTTTTTATCTAATTTTTCCTGTAATTTAGGGTTATTAGAAATATCATTAAATACTTTAAAATAATCAGCTTCTCTTTTATTAAGTCTTTCTAGGTCATTTACAAGAGAAATAATCTCTGGTTGTCTTAGAGGATTAATTTTAGATAATTCTTCTTTAAACTGATCATTAACAGTAATTGGAGTATATTTCTCTGAACCTGGTAGCTTAGATAATATTTGTCCACTAAAGTTAACTAATAGATTAGAACCTTCTTTAGAAGTTATTTTTAATAAATCATTATAAAGTTCTTTTTTTCTATCTTTAACATCATCTATTGTAACTGAAGCATGAATTAATCTTTCTTTATTACCATCAGATAAATTAGAGAAATTAGTTTCAACTGTTTCATATGCTTTTGCTATATTATCAATAGAATCTAATCTCTTTTGTACTAATGCTAAAACACTATTTTTATTTGATTCTTCTGGTGTTACACCAAAAGTTGCCTGAAAATCTTCAGGTTTCATAGTTTTAATAGACTCTAAATCTTCTTTTAGAGATTCATACTGTCCAGTTTTAAGTCTAGATAAAGTATAAGAAGTTAATAAGTCATGTTGAGCATTATTAAATTCAAATTTATCATTTTTAGCAGCAGCTTCTGATATTTCAGTAGATAAAGTTTTAGCTCTATTATCAGCTTGTATAAGTTCTTTATATACTTCTTTAGGATTGTGTTTATCTAATATATCTAAAGCAGCATTAATTTGAGGATCATCAGATTTAAATGCTTCTCTTAGAGCAGAACCTTTAGATGCTCCACCACTAACTAAAGTAGATAATGCACCAACAACAAAAGATTCCCAACCTTGTTGTGTACCATAAGATTGTTTTAAACCTTCAATAGTAGAAGATAAAATATCTGCATCTTCACCTTTGAATTTCTTTGTATAAAAGTCTTTTGTTCCAGTACCCATTGCTCCTTGAAGTTGCTCTTTAGTTCCTTCTTCAACAGGTTGAGCAAGTATTTTACCTGCTTTTTGTGCAATTTTTTCACCTCTAGTTAATTCTATTTTTGTAAAATCACCAAGTAAAGCTTTTTGTTCAATCTTTTTACCTACAGATTCACCAATTTCACCTAAAGCTTTTACTTCAGATTTCATATTGGTCATAGTTTTACCAAACTGTAGAAAGTTAGATCCAGCAATAAATGGCATATTAATTAAGAATACAACATTTTCAGTTGCTTTTTTCTTAGCTTGTATATCATCTAATACTTGTTGAGGAATTTCACTACCATATTGTGCAGTAGCTAATTCCATTAATTTAGATTCTAATTCTTTTCCTGCTGATCTACCTTCTTCACCAGATTCACCAATTGCAGAAGCAGTTGCAGTAGTTAATACTTCACCAGCTCTTGCAAATTTACCAGTATTTCCTAAAGTTTTAGCAATTGCTCTATAAACTCCTCCAGATAATGCTCCAGTTCCAACTGCACCTAAAGTATATCCAGCTCCAGACAATACATCTCCCCACCAAAGATTAGCTGTTAAAAGCTTCTCTGGTATAGACATATTTTGATATTCTTTAGTTTGATATAATGGATTTTCTTTGGCTAGGTATTCTCCTATTTTATCTAAACCTTGGGTTACATTATTATCATATAATTTAGAAAACTCAAATCCTTTTTCAGAACCTATTGTAGATAACATTGCACCTAAACCATAGACAGTACCAGCAGTTCCTGAAGTAAATGAAGTTAAAGCTTTACCAGATGCTTGAGTTATACCATTGACTATTTTATCTGATACAGTTTGTCTTTCACCTCTCAAATCTTCTTTGTCCATTCCTGGCAAAGCACCAATATCATACTGAGATTCTATAGTTTCTTCTCCAAATTTACTTACTGAAAATTCATTCTTAATTTCTTCAGATTTTGGTAATTTGATTTTTGATACAGGTGGAATAATTTTTTGATTATCTTCCTTTGGTAATATTATCTTCATTATTCTTCATTCTGTTTATAAAATTCATTGATTACATCAGTATCACTTTCGTAAATTCTTTTGCTACCTTTAGAATCTGTTACAATTAATCTTTCTTTTATTCCTTCAGTTGGTCTTGTAGGTGTTCCATCTGGTCCTAATACATTTGTAGTAATTGGTTCATAATCAAAAGTAAATTTTTCTTTTGCTTTTTTACCATTTTCATCTTCTGTATCTAATTCAAGTTTATATTCTCCTTTAGGATTATATTTTAAATTTTTATATAAAGTATGTTTTAAATTATTTCCACCAGACATTTCTTTATTGTCACCAGACATTGCATATTGAGCAATTACTTCACCTGTTGATTTATCAGAAACAGTTACTACTCTTCCAGCAGTATAATAAGGGTTATCAGAATTTAATTTACCTGTTGTATTAATTGCAAATTGATCTTCATTTCCATATTTCTTTAAAAAATCACTCCCTGTTTCTTCACTTCCTACATCTTCTCCTGATAAAGAAGTAAACTTTCTAGTTGTAGCTGCTTTAGCACCTTTTCCAGAATTGGAGAAATAAATTTGATTTTCAGCTTCTACTTTTTTAGGATTAGTATATTGATCAACATTAACATTTAATTGAAACTTACTCCAATCATCTAAATATTTATTAATCATATCAGCTTGAGTTTTCTTATCTCCTGATGTATGTCCATAAAATTTTTCTGCTTTACTCAATATAGTTTTTTGATCTTCATTAAAAGGTTTATTTAAATCAATTGATTTACCTTCATTTGGATATATATTAGCATATAATTCTTTAGTTAAAGAGAAATTCTTGAAAAATTTCCTAGCTGAAGATGGAGCATCTGCTCTATAATTAGGATCTGATTTTACATTTGTAGCTCCAATATTTACTGGAGTTGTATTTTCTTCTCCTGCATGATTTTGATATTCTGGTAATCTATCTATTTTAAGATTTTGTTCAAAGTCTTTTTTAGTATATTTATTAGTAACTCCAGATAAAAGTTCATTCATGTGATGATCTATGTAATCTTTTTTACTAACTCCAGCAGTTTTAGAAGCATATTCAGCTTCTCTTTCTAATTGATTATATTCTTCTGAATTTTTAAATAAAGGTTCAAATGTAGCTTTAATTTTTTGTGGAGATATAGTTTCTCCCTTATAATCAACTATTACATCATTGCCCATTTCGTCTTTAGACCATTTAAATCCTCCAGATTTATTAGAAGCAATACCTTTAACTAACTCATCTGCTTTTTTATCTCTTTCTAAAGATTCATCAATACCTGTAGCTGATGTTAAATTATATTGTCCTGTTTCAGAATTTTTAAATCCTTTATATTGTCCAGGAGCTACATCATAAAAAGATCTATCTAAAAAAGGTTTATAATTTTTAGAATTTTGAACTTTACCTAACCAATCTTGATAAGTATTTGCATTATGTTGAATTGCACCTAAATCTCCAGCAACCAAATCTGTTTTAATTTCACCAGCTAATTGATTTAATTCTCTTTTATAGTCAGAATTACCAATATCATTACCTACTTTATCAGAAATATTTTTAACTTTATTATTATAATAATCTATTTTTTCTTTTAATGCAGGTTGATCTTCAGGTCTTGATTTAACTTTAATATTATTTAATAAATTTTGAGTATCTACTAAATTAGATTCATATTGTTTTTGTTTAGCTTCTCCTACAGCTGCTATTTCATTAAATGGCAAAGGAACCAGTGTTGACTGATAATCAAATTGTGTAGGTCTTATATTAGTAAAGCGATTAGCCATTTCTTTTATTTAGTTTTAGGCATCCATTGTTGTGTAGAAGGATTCCAAGTATAATTTGCATATAAATCTTTTAAAAGATTCATTTTTGTATTTTCACTATTTTGTATATTCTGATCTCTTTTTAATCCAATTGCAGTTTCTCCAGCAGATGATCCAACATTTGTTAATGTTTGATAATAATTAGTTAAAGCTTGACCTTTATTAGCAGCTTCATCTCTCATTCCCATAATCTTATTTTGTTGATTAAATTGAGAAAATTGATTTCTAGCACCAGTATTATATTGATTTGCTTGATTTTTTAATCCAGTATTCATATTAGCATATTGATCAACTATATTACCAGTAGATGCAATTGCATTAGCTTGACTTGCTCCTAAATTAGATAAATAACTTCCAGTTCCACCAGTATTGTTTCTAATTGCTCTTTGAGTATTATTAGCAGCTATTCTAGCATTTTGTATAGCTGGATTTGCATTTAATAGTTCAGGATTATAAGTTTCTGGTCTTACTGTACCATAATCAACTTTATCATATCTTTTACCTTCATCTTTTAAATATTTTAAATTTCCCATATTTTGACCTAAGAAATTTAAACCTTGAAAAGCTAAGTTACCATAATCAATATTACTTCCAAAACTACTTTCTTCACTAGAATTTCCTTGTTCAATTCCATAATTAGGACCATATTTACCTAATTCATATTTAGGTAACATATTACCACCATTTTTCATGATAGTTCCACCATATTTCATTTGAAGTTTTGCAACTCCTTTATTAAACTTTTCAGCTTTTTGAGATTCTTGTTCATTAAATATCTCATTAAGTTTCATGTTATTTTGCATAAACATCATTTTAGCAGATTCTTTAGCTAATTTATCAGCTTTTCTATCTTCTAAAATTTTAGAAAATTTATCTGTTGAATATTTTTTAGCTTCTTTAGCAAATGTTTTACCTGTAGAAGATTTTAATTTATCAGAGAATACTTGAGTTTCTGCTGGTAAGTTTACTGGAATTCCACCTTGTTCATGTGATGGACCATTAAATCCTTCAGTTTCACCATTAGGATATCTTACTTGTTCTTGTTTCTCAATTTCAGCATTAGCTTCACCCATTACTCCACCTTGAGGATAACACATTTTACCTCCTTTAGCAAAGGTATATTTACCTGCTTGTTCTTGATAAATTAATGCTTGTTGTCTTTGTTTTTCAGCTTCTTCAGCAGCTATTCTATCAGATTCTGCTTGTTGGATAGCTTCTTTTTCTGCTTTACCTTGAAATCCACCAGTAACTCCACCAATAGCAGCTCCAACTCCCATACCAATAGGACCAAACATAGCTCCAGCAGCAGCTCCTTTTAAAGCTCCTGTTGCAATTCCTTTACCTACAGCATTTTTACCTGTAATTGGATCTACATCTACAAATTGATCTACTGCTCCAGATGCTAATCCAGCTCCCATTCCAGCAATACCCATTCTACTAGGATTAGTTTGTAAAGCAGCAGTTTGATCACCTAAAGCATATTTAGGTAATTTCTTTCTTTTATTTGTTGTTTTAGCTTTTTTCATTTATTTTTCTTTAAGTATTTTATAGCTTTCTCAAGCAATTCTATGTTATCTTTAAATAAACCTAAAGCAACATTATGGTTATTACATAAAAGTCCTCTAACTTTTCCTGTTGTATGGTCATGATCTACAGAAAGTGGTTTATCTAGCTCTAATTGAGATATTCCACAAATCCAACAACTTCCTTCTTGTTCCATGAACATATTATTATAATCTTGTAAAGTTATACCATAATTAGATAAAAGAGCAACACTTCTTGCATATTCTTTACTTCCAGATTTTCCTGGATGTTTTGATATTTTATTTTTCTTAATATAGTTACTTTTATATTTTCCTTTTATATAATAATTCTTTTTTTTCTTATTTTTACATTTTTTACATATATTTGATAAACCACCATTTGCAAATTCTTTAAAAGTTTTAAACTTTTTACACTCTTGGCATGATTTATCTTCTATAATATACATACTATAATATACGTATAATAAATGACATTTCCTAATATTTTAGTATATTTATTTTTACTAAGAGGTCTAGATGTCTGTAACTCCTTGATTATCTGTCAGATACCCTATATATGAATTTAACAAAATGTGTCTTTAACTGATAATTATTAAGATTATCATAGATTAAATCTACAATTATGTATTTATCTCTTATTCTTTCTCCAAATAACTTATTTCCTGCCTCTATATCAGTAAATATATTAGGACTTGATGTTCCTGTATATTTAACTCTATTTCTAGGAATAGCTAATTGCCAAGATCTTTCTTTTCTTCTTATATTAGGATTTAAACTAAGAGGATCTAATAGTTGAAAATCTGTATTTTGATAGTCATTATATACTCTTATTTCTTTCCAAGTATCTGTATTTATATTAATTGTATCAGATAAAGATTCAGATGCAAAAGCTATATTATCAAATACTTTACTATAAGTTGGATTTTCATTACTTACTATAGTTAATTTAGATGAGTAAACAGTACCATAGAAATTACAATAATCTCCTGATTCATGTAAATATAAAGTATTTAAATCATTTGGATTTGGCGTAAATATTTTTATACCATCTGTTATATAAAGTCCTGGAACATAACTATAAAAACCAGTAAATGCCCCAACTTGATCATTGTAAGCTAATGTAAACTTAGTTGTATTATCTAAAAATGTATAAATTACTTCATTTCTATTAAAATCATACACACAAGTAATGCCATTTATACCTAAAGTAGCATCATTATATATTGGATTATCTATTGTATTTATATTACCAGTTAAATTATTTTGAAAATAACTAGCCATACCTTTAGTATCAGATAATTGATTTAATCCCTGATCAAATTTGTAAAATTTCTTATTGTTTATATCAAAGAAATATAAAGCTGTTGATGATTTAGTAACACTCCATTGATGTCTAGAACCAACTTCTGTTGAAATATAGTCATGTCTTTGTAATACATCTCCTGTTCCAAGTTGTAATTCTACTCCTGTACTATCTGTTATTAAAGATCTTGGATTTATTGAAAGAACTCCAAATGCTTTGTTTTGTAGAAAGAACATTTTATCTCTTAATATAATCATTGAATTTATTGGTCCATATAATCCTTCAACATCCCAATAATTATTAGCTAAGAAAATTGTCCAAGAATCTCCAGATTCACCATTTATTTTAATTTCACTTGCTATAAACCTATTATCAAATTCAGTTGTTTCAATTCCTACACCAGTTGTATATAGATTTTCTGGAGCTGGATTATAGAGTTTTAAATTTGTTTCATTATCTAATGTATTATTATAATCAAAAGTTTCAAAATAAGCATTTTCTTCAGGATCTGTAGTTCCTTCAGTTATTAAATTTCTATTAACATGAATTCCAGATCTCCATTCAGTAGCTACAGTTGTTTCAACTGGAAAAAATTGAGTTAATGATCTTGGATTTATTCCATTATAAGTTATTGTAGTTACAGCTCTTAATGGGGCAATATTTTTTAAAGTTCTTTGATTGTCAAATATATTTGTAAATATATCTCCACCTAATACATTAGAAGTAAATGAAGTATTCCCAGAGCTAACTGGTTGAAAATGTCCTGCCCAAATATAAACATTATTACATCTAGCTGAAAAAGTATTTCCTCCATATTGATTAATAACTGTTCTTACATAATCAACTAAATATTTATTTCTAGTATCTAAAGTTAGTATTGTAGAATAAGGTATATTACTAGAACTTCTAAAATATAAAGATTTACTTCCTGCTCCATTAGGTTTATTAAGACCAGCATCTACAGCATCATCAAAATTATGATAAAATCCAAAATTATCTATTTCAACATATTTTCCAAATGGTACTTCTACTACTTCTTCTAAAGTTCTATAATCACTTGTTGGTGATTGTTCATATAATTTTTCTATATCATAACTTCCAAGATTTGTTCCATCTGGAGATATATGATGAACAGTATTAGCGTAAGATAATACTGAAACTAATCTTAATTGATCTCCACTTTGAAATCCTGTAAACTCATTAAATAAAAATTCTGGAATTTGAACTGTTCCTGTTTTTACTTCAGTGGTAACTCCATCTGCTACAGGATAAACATTTCCTCCATATGTATCATAAACATATTGATCAGGTAAATATAATCCTCCAGCACTACTTTTTTTAACCATATGAACAATACCTTGTCCCAATATGGTTTTATCTTCTTCTTTTCTTTCAACTCTAACAATACTATATGCTCCAATATCATCTGATATTTCATCTAAATTAGAAACAGTAAATTTAATGAAAGGAATTTGTAATTTACAAGTATCATTTGTTGTTTCAACATATGATGTTCTAAAATCTGTTGGCGCACCTGTATCTGTATTTAAAGAACCATCTTCATTCAATCTTTCTGATGTTCCAAGAGCTGTATTCATATCAGGCATCTGAATATCTCCAATCCATTTAGTAAACATTGGTGATCCACCTTTATCAAAAAATTGAATTCCCCATCTATATATCTCCCCTCTTTTACAAGATTTGAAAATACTAGCTATATAAGGAGAACCTAAGTAATCATTTACAGCATTTAAATTATAATTTTGATCTGTTATACCTAAATTAACACTAGATGCTGTAGGAGAATAATTTATTCTATAAGGAGCTGGTTGTATTTCAGTTATATCTAATTCTACTGTAGAATCTCCAGATATTACATAAACACCAAATTCATAAGATATGTTATAACCTTCTCCACCTAAAGTTGTACCATCAGCTTTATAAAAAGCATTTTGTCCTCTTCCTCCACTTGTTCCAATATTAATTGAATCGTTAGTTTCAGCTAATACATTATTACTTACTAATAATGCAGCAGCTGAATAAGCAGTACTAGCTCCATTGTTTACTATAATAGTATTCCCAGTACTATCAAATCTATAAGCTCTTGTGTCATAATCATTTAATAATTTACTTTTATATTGTAAATTACCTAATAATAATCTTTTATCTTTAGTTCCTAAAGTTTTAGCTTTTGATATGGTTGCTGGACTTAATGTTAAATCAGATAAAGAAATAGTTGTTATATTAGTTTCACTTCCAGTATATGTTAAAGAAATAGAATCTCCAGAAAAAGATTGACTTTTTACTATTTGTACAGTAACAGATCCATTCAAGGTTTCTCTATAAGCTACAGCTAATTCTATGGTATCATAATTTGTATCTAAATTATCAATGAACCAAGTTATTGATTTATTAGAATCTGTAGATATTACATCTGATACATATTCTTTAAATGAAGTCCCATTTACTGTAGTAGATTCTGATAAATCATTTACAATATAAACTTGATTACTTAATTGAGAAAATCCAGAAGTAGCTCCTCCACTTTTACTAAGTCTATAAGCAGCTTGATAAGTTCCAATTAAAAGATCTCCTCCAGTATTAATTTTACTTAAAATAGGAATACTTTGAAGTACATCAGGTTGAGAATTTGTTAAAACTGGATTTAAACCAAATAAATTAGAAGCTCTTACATTTATACTTCTAGGTTTATTAAAATTATCAGTCCAATAAATTCTTTGTGTATTTATTGTTTCATATATTCCAAGAATTGCTGTTGGTGGAATTGGATGTTGTGTAGTTAAATTTAAATTAGCATTGTAAATTAAAGTAAGTGTTGTTGCTAAAGTAGATTTATCATATGTTAATTTCCATATTTGACCATAAGATATAGCATCAGATGCTAAACTTGGATCAACTCCAGCTGGATTTGCTGTTACACAATCTGTAGAAATAATATAAATATCATCTCTGATTGTAGTAAATCCTATTGGAATTAAGTTAGTTCTTGCTGGTACATAACTATATCCACTAATTAAACCTATTGTAGCAGTAATAACAATAGAAGGATCTGTAGTTAAAACATCATCTAATGCTATTAAATAAAGAGTTTCTTCATCTTCAGAAAGTTCTGCTTGAAAACCTAAAGCTATGTAGGGAGCATAATTATTAATTAAATATGCTAAGTTTACTAAACCTCCTGTAACACTTCCAGTTATGTAAACTTCTCCGTTTATATCAATTGTATATTCATTTAATGAAGCTGCTGTATATGCAGAATCTCCTACAAATCTATATATAGCACTTGTATCAGGTAATGTAGCTGATAAACTATTCCCTTTAACATTTTCAATTGTAAAATTACTTTGACCAGATAATGTTATTAAACTTAAATTTTCAGCATTAAGATAACTGTCCTTAGATTGAGATAAGGTACTATTATCCTTTACCATGCCTTTTGACCAGCTATTTAAACTCTCCATTTATTGTATATTTTTTCTTTCTTGTGTAGTTATATTAGCAAAATTATTATTAAAAGCATTTTGCTGTGGTATAAGTCTAATTAAAATATTCTTGAGATTTTCTAATTTTTGAATATCAGGCATATTAGCAGCTCCTTTAGCAGCAGCACAATACCAGTCCCATTCATTTTCTGAATGTTTAAATACTTTATCTGGAATACTACCTTTTCTCCACATTCTATAATCACACATTTTAATTACATAAGCTGTACAAGCTTTCATGTAATATACATCATCTGGTATAGTTGGATAACCATCTTCATCTACTGGAAATGATAAATACTGAATACAAATTTCACCTTCTTCAAGTGAAGTTATAATATAACTATCATTTAAATAAAATGTTTGATTACAATTCCCAGTTCTACAAACTTGAATTTCACAATCATCACAGAAATAATTATTAATTAAACTTTTACCAGAATAATACATTGGTTCATTACCATAATTAATGTTGTATAATTTATAAAACCCACAAGGAATTTTAACTTTATTATTTTCAACAGTTAATTTTTCAATTCTAGTTTCAAATTGATCAAATGCTCCAATGAATAACAATGCTTCACTAACCCATTCAATTACATCAGATTCTGATATTTCAGAGTTTATTCCTAAATCTCTGTATAATTTAGAAATTATATAATTTACACTTAATTTACCTTGTATCATGAGAAGTAATCTATGTTTTTAGTTTTTATATTTTCAGCAATTTTTCTAACTGCTTTTCTACAACCTTTAAATCTATAAGAATTTTTAAATTTAACAGAGAAGTTTTTCTTAATCCATTTTAACTTATAAATGTTATCTTGGACAAAATAAACTTTGTATCCAACTTCTTTTGTTTTTTTCCAATTAACTGGAAGTTTATTTATTGGAGTTTTTTCTAAATCTAATTCTGTTTTAACAACAGCTAATGAACCTTGTCTGAGTGGTAATTTTACTTCTTGTGATTCATCTATCACAAGTTTCATTAAAATTTTATTGTAATCTTTGCAAACTTTTGTAAAAATCTGTTTACTTTCTTTTTTAAATCCTCTTTCTTTAGCTTCTTTTTTATAAAAAACAAAAGCATCTTTTAATGTCTTACATCTTATTATTTTTCCTCTACCTCTTGTGCCATCTAATTTTTTTCCTTTTTTATTTAGCATTCTTTATTGTTTTATTTCTCTTTCACTATTATCTTTTGCATTATTTTGAGTATCACCAATTGATTGAACTAAAGGTAATACTTTAGTTTTAATAACTATATCTGTTATTATATTAGCTAATTTAGCTGTTATTGGATATTCAGAATCCCAATCCCATAAAACTTCATCTTCAGCAGTTTTAAAATCATTTAAATCTTCAGGATCTTCAAAAATACCAGTTGCCGATACATATTTTAACATATTACCAGTTGTATTTTCAATAAAAAGATAACTATCTTTAATATACCATGTGGCTTTTTTTCCTGTAAATTTATTAAATTTCTTGTATTTAGCATTAAACATATTAGCAGGAGTAATTTGTGTATCATCTACTCCTGTAATACTAAAATAATTTTCAGTACCATCAATTGTTCCTGGAATTGCTAAATTAGATTTTAAAATGTAACAATCTGTTGTTAAGTCTGTTGCTCTAGATCTATCTACTAAACTTAATTCTATCTTAGGAATAGTTTGTTGCCAAACATCTTGAGCATCTTCTCTTTTACTCATTGCTTGAGATATCAAAGTTGCTCTACATTCATTTATCCAATGATATATTTGTCTATCAGAAATTCTGAAATTTTGAGAAGTTGGTCCAGAAGATGCTATTAAGCGAATATCATTTACTAATTTACGAGCAGTATTTATCATTTATGTAATATAAGTATAATTTTTGACAAAAGCAAATTATTTATGCTTTTTATTTAACTTTACAGCAAAACCTATATTTATAGTTTTCTGAGTTAAACTATAATTTATATGATAACTATTATCTTTCTTATCAGTTATATTAATATAAGGAGCCATATTAAACTGCTCCTTATTACCACCTAATATTAGTCCACCATATACTCCTACCCTAGGAGATTCTGTTAATGTTACTGTATTATTGATAGTATGTGTTATTTGTAAAGGTATAAATAATTTGTAAGAAGGTTCAAATTTGTTTAATAAACCTATAGTTTCTATTTCATAGAAGAATATTAAGTTAGAATCTTTGATAGAATCTCTATAAATGCGTTTTAAAGAACAGATGCTATCAAATGAAGGTAAAGTACCATTTATGGTATAAGATGCAACTGGAGTTAAATTCTTAGGCTCTAATGCTATTTTAGATTGTTTAGGCCATATAGTATCATGAGTTTCAAGTCTAACTGTATCATGAACTAATTTAGGTTCTTTACAATTAGGATTTAAATTACTACAGGTTCTAAGTAGAACTATAATAATAAATAAAATACAAATTATGATTGTTTTAGTCTTTTCCATCATCTTCTCTTATTTCTTTTTTTTCCTTTTGTGTTTGGGACATATTATAACCAGCAGCTAATAAAAGAGAACCTGTTAACATTAAAGTATCTGTTGCTGTTAATATTTGATGAATCCATAAATATATAAAACAACCTATTGTCATTAATATACTTGTAACTGTAAAAAAAGTTCTCTCTATTCTTTTAGAACTTAGTTTACTTTTTTCAGGTGACCATGTTTCGTACAGGTCTTTAAGTAACATTTTAATTTTATCAATTAGCCACTGTTTCATTTTCTACAAACTATAATTGCTATTATTAATCCTAAAATCATTGCTGAAAATAAACTTAACATTATTGTAATGTATAGTTTTCTTTTCTTTGAGTATTCTACTAAGTTAGAATTAGTATATACTTGCCAAACACAAGCTGTTATAAACATGGCTATCATTAATGTTGGTATGTATATGTTCATTTTAATAAAGTATAATAATTTTTAAATTTATCAATTCTATCTTGTAATCCAATAACTCCTCCATTTATTTTTTTACTAACTTTAGTAATAACTTCTGTAGATTCTCCTAAATCAGCAATAGAATTAAGATTATTTTTATCCCAAAACCAAGCTGCACTTAATAAAGGATATTTTTCAGCAACTAAATTAGGATTTGCTAATATATTATCTTCAACTATTTTATCAAAATTTGTATAATTGTCTTTTCCTGTCAATTGTATATATCCTCTACCTTTAAAAGTATAACCTTCTTTACTTGTTTCATCTCCATTTCCCATTCTATTAGCATAAACTTTAGATGCTATTTTCTCAGGTTGTCTTTGATATTGTAAAGCAGTAGCTGCTGTAAAGTATTTTGGAAATATTTTTAAAAGTCCTTCTTTAGAATAATTTAAATTTTCTACTTTAGCAGAAAAGTTATTAGATTCATGTGCTACTTGAGCTAAAAAATGACTAATTCTCAGAGAACTGTCAATTTTGAATTTTTCTATTGTTAGAGGAAGTTCAGTTAATACTTGATCTGGAATAATTCCTTTTAATTTAATTAGATTCATCTTATTAATTTAATTCAGAAAACTTAGTATGTTGTTTTAATAATCTAATATCTATTTCAATTTCATCAATTTTTTCTTCTAATTTAGGTATTTTATTTACCTTATCTAAAGAAGGTTTTAATTCTTTGATGAAAAAATCCATTGATTCATTGATAGTTTTTATTTCATCTTTTACAAATTTTCTAAAATTATCTTCACCAATTATATGCTCAGATACAGAAGTTTTAGTCCATGTAAAAAATGTTTTAGCTCCCCATCCTATAAGAGCTACTAAAATTGTTATTACAAAAAGTAGAAATGTTGTCATTGCTTTTAAAATTTTATTATGAAATATTAGGTATTATCCATTGACAAGTAGTTTCATCTAATATAGCATCTTCTGTTGGTTTTGGTGGTATAAAAGCATCTTTTAGCTCATCATACGTGTAACCTACACCAGCAAAGTTTTTTCTAATATTTCCATTATATGATGTTTTTATCCATGTACCAGCTAACAATGGTTTACCAACTTGAAAAGCTGCAAAGTTATTTTCATGAGCGTCAGGAATTGCCATCACTTTTGTGACTATTCCATTTTCTATTTTTGCGAAGTGTGCCATATTAATAATTAGTTAAAATTGAACTATAAACCATTGGTGCTACCTAGCTATATATCTTACTTTAATTACACCACTACCACCTTGTTTGCCTGTTCCTGCTCCAAAAGATCCACCTGCCCCTCCACCAGTATTGGCAGTTCCGTTTGTTGGTAAAATACCACCAACTTGATAACCATTACCACCACCACCAAGTCCACCAAATCCATTAACACCAATTATACTTGAATTAGCTCCTCCTCCTCCTCCTCCATAATAGGTAGGTGTTCCATCAAAGCTACTTAACGTACCTTGTCCTCCATTACCTCCATCGTAATCACTAACTGGACCAAGCCCAACACTTGCTGTACCACCCCCTCCACCTGTTCTATTGAATGCCCCATTTTGCGAGCCTCCTCCTGCATATCCCTGCCCAACTATACCTGCTCCACCTGTTGCAAACGCTCCATCATTACCACTACCTCCTCCACAACCTCCATCACCTCCTTGAAGTCCTCTACCTCTACCTCCTCCTGTTGTACAAGTTAATAAATCTTCAAAACAAGAGTCACTTCCAGTAGATCCAACAGCTCCACCAGCTCCAATATAAGATGTATAAGCATAATCTTGTATTACACTTATGTCTGTAAATATCGTAAATCCTCCAGCTCCACCTCCACCAACACTGTTAGCAACAGCATTATCAGTACCTCCCCCACCTGATTGAACCAAAATATCTATCGTACCAATAGAACCAAGTTTTGTTACTTGAAAAGTATCTGTTGTGTTAAATGTATGTATATTGTAGATACCATCTTGTGTGATGGTTCCTCCAATTGCTTCCATATATTGAATAACAGAACCTGTTTGATTTGTTTTATTTAATCCTAATGATAAACCTAACATAAATTTAATTTAGTAGTGATATCCTATTATAGTACCTGATGTTAATGTTACATTAGTACAAGTCATATAAAAAGTTGTACCAGCAGGTATTGTCTTGGTTAATATTGTTCCTCCACAAGAATTATTTGATGCAGATGCAATTACTGTATCTGTAATTGTTGTAAAAGCATAAAAACTTCTAGTTCTAATAGTTGTATCATCAATCCAAATGAAATTTGAACCTAATGTTTTAGAAAGTATTTTTTTTACTTCATCTAATTTTTGTAATATAAGAGTATCTCCAGCCATTGTTTTTTAGTTTATGATATATAAGTTGCGTTAATTGAAGCAAAGTGTAAATCTGTTAGTATTGATATATGATCAAATATATTTTGAGCTTGTTCTTCTGTTATACAATTATCTTCCTCAGTTACATTTCCTGTAATTGGTTGATAACATCTTAAAACTTCAACATATCCTACTAATAATGCTAATTTTCTAAAATTTTGATTAGCACATTTTTGTCCTTGTTGATATTGTTTAGCAACTTTACCAGAAAAAGTAGCTATATAACTAGATGTAAGTTGTAAACGTACTAAAAGATCAGTTGAATTTAAGTAATAAGTCATTATTTCTTCAAATATTTAACTATTAATTGTTTACAAATAACATTATTTGAATTACCTGTAGAGCTTGATGCTGTTGCTTTTATTAATATTCCTCCAGATAATGTTTCAGCTGGAGTTGAATCTGTAGTTAATAATACATTAGATCCTTCAATTGTCATAGTTCTAGATGAAGTAACTATTGCAAATTGTGTTGTTCCACTTACTCTACTTATTTCAGCTTTAAATATAATTGTTCTTGAATTAGTTGTTACTCCAGACTGATAAAAACTTACAATAGGAGAAGCTGCTGCAATTGAAGCAGCATTACCAATTAATTCTTTAGCTCCAAAATATAATCCTGGTTTTTTAGTATAACCGTCTAATGTTATTTTAAAAACTGCTGTAATTTCACATACATCTCCATCAGAAGTTAAAGTTCCTGCTGGTAAAGTATATGATTTTAATATTTGTTCTGTTGTTGAAGAACTTAATCCTACATCACTTACACTATTGTATAGTATAACTGGATAATTAGTTCCATTAGTTCCATTAGTTCCATTAGAACCATCAGTACCATTTTTAGAATATGTAACAACTAAATTATCAGAAGCTGAAAAAGCTCCATTAGATAAAATATATGTAACTGTTAAAGTATGATAAGTTCCTGAATCTGTATTAGCTGTTATTAAACCATACCAGAATTTAGTATTATCATCTTTTTTAAATATTCTTATGTAACCTTCAGTAAAAGTATCTAATATTGAATCTACATTTATAGAATCATTATTTGTATCATTTATGTAAATAGTAGTAACAGAAGCATAGGTGGCACTGTTTAGTCTGATTTGTCCTGTTGATGGAGAAGCTGTTGTAGTTGTACTAAATAACCAATCAGAACTATATCCACCATATAATCCTTGACTTCCTGTTAATCCTGTAGGTAATGTTAAATCATCACAATCACACATTTTATTTAATTTAAATAGTTTCTTTTATATCTTTTTGCACCAAATGCTCTTACACAAATATACATAACATAATTTCTAATCTTAGTATTAGGAGTAGTAAAATTCATCCATTTTAAAAATTCTTCATCTGCAAATTTTCTACTTTTTGTTTTATAAGTATAGAAGTAATCATGAATTATAGATGCTAAATTATAATGACCAATGGATGAAATAGCACTCCAAAATATTCTAGGTACACTTGCAAAATCTGTTATAAATCCAATTGGAATTTCTAATATTTCATTATTACTTAAAGATATAGTTATTGGTTCATATAATTTCCAAAGAGTTTCTTTTTTCTCTTCTAACATATATCTAACTATTATATCTCCTTTTAATATTTTCATATCAGATTGTTATTATCCAACCATAATCTAATTCTAACTTTTCTTTTAGTTTAGTTTTAAAGTAAGCCATAACATCTTCCATTGTACAATCTACATCTGATTTTATAATTTCTCCTGGTATAAATTGTAACACAATATTTGTTATAGGTTTTGTTAAATCATTTCCTATAATTGGATAAATTTTAGAGGCTCCTGCATCTGCATCTGCTTCAGAATAATAAAATTCTAATTCACAAGTAACTTTTCCATTTATTCCAATTTTACCTACATAAGGAATCATTAACAAATAAGCATTTGTTACTGTTTTATTTAATCCTCCATTTAAATTTATTGTACTTGTTACTATCATATGTATTTTATTTATTATGCAGCTCCTAAAGTTGTTACTGTTCCACTACTTCCTCTAAATTTTAATGCTCCTCCTTCACAGTATAATATACCACCTCCTGTTGGATTTGTTGTTGGTACTATTGTAGCATTTAATATTCCTATTACTTTTTGTCCATCAGCAAAACTCGTTGTATTAACACCTAAATTACCATCATCTCTTACCATTAAGTTATTACTAGAACCACCTGAATTATGGAATTGAGCTGCATATGTTGCATCTGAAGTTCCTATTCCCCATACTTGAAATCTAGAAGAGTTTATGGGACTAGAAACATTACCTACACTTACATAATGGTTGCCACTTGGGTAATATCCAGCTCTGAAAATATTGGGACCAGAACTTGCTCCATTAACAGTAAACGCTCCGTTAGTGACGTTTACAATACAGTTAAACAATTCTAATCCTGTATTAGCTACATTGTTAAAAGTATGTCTTGTAGCTTCATAAATTAAATAAGCAGAACTTGATATCATTCTTATTAACCCTGAAATAGAACCAGAATTTAAAAATTTTAAATTTCTATCTGATGCTGAATCAATACTTATTTCAGATGATGTTAAATTTCCTGAATATAATTTTGTAGATCCCATCTTTTATTTATATTGTTACTATTCTATATAATAAAGAAAGTTTAAGAGTTCCATTCCCTAGAGTTGGATTAGCTCCATTTAAAAATTGCAATCCAACATTGACAGGAACTACAGTATCTGTGTATTCCATACCCTTTTCTACTCTAGTAGAAGATGTTGTTATTAGGTCAGTTGAAAAAGTAAATTTAACACTAGATGCAGTTCCAACATAGTTTATATAAGGAGAACTTCCTGTTGAATAAGCAACTGAATTAAATGTGTTTTTTGCAATTACAGAAATAGGATCTATGTATTTTCCTGCTCCAGGAGCTGCGACCAATAATTTTGGTGTTGTAAAAATAGCCAACATTTCAGCAGATGAAATAGATACTTCTGAAATATATATTTCACTATTTAATAATTGAATACCACCTGAATTTACTTTAGAAACTCCCATATTAAACTACATTAGTATCAACTGTTAGAATTCCAACTTGTAAAGTAACTCCACTGGTTGTCATGTTTGTTTGACAAGATCCATATATTAATACATTTCCACTACCATATATTGAATAACCAGCACCTGATGTAATTAATGTGGTATCTTTTATTATTGTTGTTCCAGATGAATTAACAACACAATGTATATTCGCTGGAGTTGTTATTTTAGAGTTGTTAATTGTAACAGTAGCTCCATTATTTGAAAGTCCTCCGTTAGTAGAATTAGTTACAAGTATATCTCCATTCATAATTATTGTACCTGTAACTGAATATATAGCATAACTACCTCCACTTCCTGCGCCATTTTTAAATAGTTTTCCATTAATAGTAATGGAACAAGGATTTGTATCTGTATAAATTATATTACCTTCTTCTACTGTTAATTCTCTTGCATTTATAGTTATAAAAGAAGATGAATTTGTAAATACAGTAGCATTAACTGAATAAACAGGATCTATTGCATTCAATGTATCACACCATATACTAACTGTGCTATCACCTGTTAACTTTAAAGCAGAACCTGTACTAGACTGAGTTATTGTTGAATTTCCAAAAATATTACTATTACAAGCTGTCCCACTATCTGTTATAGTAGCAGTGGTAGATGCTGTAGTCAATGTTATATTTCCTAAATCCCAGTCTACAAAATCCAATAAAACTAATTGCTCTGAATATGTACCACCTCCCATTACTTTTATCACCCATCTATTAGAAGAAGATGCTGTTCCAGCACCACTAATCGCTGATCTAGCTGCTGCTAATGTTAGAAATGGATAATTTATACATCCTCTATTACTTGCAGCAGTAAAAGCTGATAAAGCAGTAGTATTGTTTCCATTTTTAGAAACAAATACTATATTTGAAAAATTTATACTTAAACTACTTGTAGGATCAGCCCATGTACCATCTCCTTTTAAAAATTTAGATGAAGACCAACTTGTTCCAGAAGACCAATCATGTTTGTTTGATGTTATTTTACTTGGATTTGCCATTTTTTAAAAAGTATCTGATAATTCATCAATTATAAAAGGTGAACTTACAGTATTGGTTACGTTAGCATGAAAACCATATCCAAAAGTTCTTAAATATGTAGCTGTAATATTTACTCCAGCTCCTGCATAAACTGCATTTCCACTGCCGTTTCCTCTAATATCACATCTGCATAATACAGCTCCTGAATCAACTATTATTCCAGAAGCATTTACTATTGGTTGATCAACTCTAGCTCCATCAATTTTACCTGAAATTGTTGCTTTAATTAACATACTGTTAACGTCAGAGGTACAGTTAATCACTTTAGCATTGACAGAAACTGTTCCTCCAGTACCAGTTGTTGAACAAAATGAGTAAGCTCCTCCAACACAATCTTTTAAGTATCCATCTATTTGACCACCATTTCCTCCACTAGAACTAGACGCAAAAGAAGCTGTTGATGTAATATTTAAATTTATACCACAATTAACCATTCTTCCAGAAATAGTTCCTGCATCTCCTGTTTTAGAACTAACAAATGCTGTTTCTCCAGCTGTACAATTTACAAAATTTCCACTTAATGTCCCAGCTGTTCCACTATCTGTAGAAGCAAATGAAATATCTCCTTCATCTACACAATTATAAAAATATCCATCTAAAGTTCCTGCTGTAGTTGGACCTGATCCAAATGATAATCCTTGAGCATAACAATTTTCATAATAGCAATTAAAATCACTTGATCCTGAATTACCATATATAAATGCTTTAGTTGTACCTCTACATCCTATTAATTTAGATGCTGAAATAATTGTTCCAGCAGTACTAGAACTTGATGAAGCAAAACTTATTGAATCTGTAGATTCACAGTTAATTAAAGTTGACCCATCTATATTTCCTCCAGTTCCAGAACTAGAACTTGCAAAACAAATTGAAGAACCTTTACAATTTATTAATGTTGCTCCAACCATATCTCCAGCAGTACTTGAATTAGAAGAAGCAAAACAAGAATTTACTCCAATACAATCAATCATTTTTCCAGTAATAATTCCTCCTGCTGTTGAATTACCAGAAGCAAAAGAGTAATTACCTCCTGTACATTTTTCAAAATATCCTCCGATTGTATTAGTTGTTGTTAAAAAAGCTGATGAATGTACATCATAAAAATTACTACTTAATGATGTATTAGTTGTTATAGAAGTTGATGCTATTATATTTTCAAATTTAGAATTTTCAGATAAATGATTTATAGCTAATGTAGTTAAATTTAATCCTTTTAATTCTGTTCTATCAACTGTTATGGTAATTGTTCCATTTATATAACATGATCTTAAAGCATTTGCTGATCTTGTTGCTATCGTAGAATAAGAAGCTCCATCATATAACAAAGATTGTTCATTATATGATATTAAACTTATATTAGCTGTAGATATAGTTAAATTTTCAGCATAAGTTCCAGAAAATAATACAATACTTATTCTTTTAGATGTAGATGGACTTAATGCTACTGCTGCTGTATAAGCAGCTGCAATAGTTAGGAAAGGTAGATCTAATCTTTCAGCTGTTCCAGTTGTATCTGAACCAGATGTTGAAACATAAACTGTATTTGGTACTACAATTGGAGTAGATGCTCCTGTAGCTCCTGTAGCTCCAGTAGGTAAAGTTAAAGTTGAACAATGACAATTTCCAGAACAAGCGCACATAGTTAACAGTTATTACAATTATTATTTATTGTTATTGCATCTATTACTTCCATTAATCTATCAAATTCACTTTGTACTCCATTTTCAGCTGCGTGTTCTAATGCTTTTAAATAAACCATACCTTTGGCTGCTAATTCTATTGCATCTGTTGAGCAATCACATTGATCTGATGGAATATTACCATATAATGAATGTACTGCACATTTAGCTTGTCCATATATTAAAACAAACTTAGTTTGTGTATATGAGAAAGCTGTTGCTGAAGTTCTTGTAACTGTATAAACAAATTTGTACAAGCCATCAGGAAATTTGGTTCCTGTAGTTGCTGAATATCCTACTGCACTTGGAGTAATGGTATATTCTAAATCATTATCCACTGTTGGATAAGAAGATGTAAATAAATCTATTATTGTAGTTACATCAGAAGGTGTTGTAACTGCTAGTGTTGCTGTTTGTGCTGTTGTAATATCTGTATTTGGAGTATTCCAACCAGATGTATTAGAAGCTGAATAAGCCCCAGTAGTTTCTGTAAAAATCAAAGATTGATTATTACTTGCTTCACAAATGTTAAAAGTTAATGTAGGTGCAGCCACTAGATTGTTATTAAATTAGGAAAGAAAATATTTTATAAGATATTACATACCAGAGAAAGGATAAAGTTAAAAGGAAGGAAAAACAAAACCTTTCTACTGGTTGTAATAAATACCTATTCTAATTAAAGAATATAAGAAATTGTAACAGTAACTGGACCAGTTGTATTAGTTGAAGTAGTTACCCCAATTAATCCACCATTGTTAGAAGCAATTGTTTTGTTACCTGCATTAGCACCTAAAGCTGGAGCTAGTACACATCTTGCTAAGTTAGCATCTGTAAGTACAAAAGCTTCAGTAGCTGTAACTGCAACTGTATCAACTTTTACAGTATAGTTACCTGCACCTACTAAAAGTGCATTATTAAAGATACTTACGCTGGTTATAATTGCTCCAGCAGGAATTGATACATCAGTTAAATTTGCTGCGGTAGATACTAGAGTAACTGTTGCAGAAACTGTATGTACCCTTGTTAATTCATTAGCCATTTTATATTTTATTTAAATTTGTTTATATTATAAAACTACCAGAGGTTTAATTCTGGTAGTTAATTGTTATTTACTAAAGTGTTACAGAATCAAATCCTAAAGAGTTCATGTAAGGATTTAAAACTGACATCAAATCATCTACTTGAAGTGAATTCACAGTATAAGCAGAAGCAGCTATACCAGCTGGAGCAGCAATTATAACTGAACCTTTACCTACAGTAGCAATATCAGCACCTTGACTTACATTAGGAAGATTAAATTCTATAGTGATTTGGTCATATCCAACCATTTTTTCAACTGCTAAACCAGCAGAAGCTACTAGACCAGCAGAAGTTAGAACAGCAACTGTTGTACTGATGAAATATTTAATTTCAAAAGCTACGTTGTTTACTTCAATGTAATCTCCAGCAGCCAACATTCCTGCAACTGTAGCACTAAAAGTAATCAAATCACCTGCAACAGTTAAAGTAGCTGTAGGAACAATAGTAGTTGCAATTAGTGTACTAGAAGCACTATAAGTCAAAGTTGGTATAGGCCATTTAACTCTGTTTACAACACCTTCATAACCATAATCAAAGTTTTCTTTGTTATAGATATCAAGGTAAGTACCATTACCATAAGTCATTGCATTGATAACTGATTTAGTAGAAGTTGAACCAAATCCAGTTGTAGAATCAATAAAAGCTTCAAAATAAACTCTTTCTTCTTTGTAAGAAGTATTGAATTGAGTTAAAACTTTACCAGTAATTTCAACACCCCATGCAGTAGCATTGGTTCCACCATATACTACATATGAAGTACCATTCAAAGTTACTGTAGAAGTAGTTGTACCATTTCCAACTATGATAGCTGTTGCCTGTGTAGAAGCTCCATTAGATGCTGAAGCATCATTGTTAATTGCCAAAGCAATTCTAGCAGCTAATACATCTTGAGTATCAGTACTACCAGTTTTAATTTGGAAAGAACGTCTATAAGGTCTTTCAGAATAATTCAATTTATCATTTTTGAAAAGTAAATTGAAAGAATACCATGTATCAAGATTAAGTTCTAACAAACCTGCTGCTGTTTTTCTGTTATAACCTAAAGCTACAACTTGTCTAGAACCAGCTGCATAAGTTTCAGCTTTGTAAGAAGTAACTGATCTTCCTGGTATTTTTTGTGAAATTTTAAGAGAAGAATCAGATTTAGCTTGAACTACTTTAATGTATGAACTGTCAGAAACTGTATCTCCAGCAGTTAATGTTTGATTGTCTTCACCTATTACGGCAAGTTTAGGGGATGCAATATTTGTGATATTGACATCAAGATTACCTGCTGGTAATGCTCCACCTGTTCCTATTAATATATTTTGTACTTTGTGCATTTGTTTATTTATTTAGTTATTGTTTTATTTTAATTATTAAGAAAATGGAGTAGCTAGTACACCATCACCAACCAATGTTCCTGTTACAAACCATTGAGTTGCAGATACAGCTTCAAATTTAATTCTAGTACCTTTTTTACCACCAGTTGTTCCTCCATTACAAGTCATGACTAAATCATCACTGAAATCTGGTTCTAAAAAAGCAGCTTGAGGTGCAGTATAAGCAGCATCAAAATCTATTGCAAGTACACCTCCATTTAGAAGATCTCCAGCAGCAGCTGTTACTCTAAAGTTATTAGAAGTAACTGTTACTGTTACAAGAAATTCAAATACTGTTCCTATATCAGCAGTAGCTATTGCAGGAAGAGTAAAATCTAAACCAGCAGCATTATCAACTAAGATAACACGACCTGATTGAGCAGATGTTAAAACTATTGGTGTAGCATATGCTCCACCTGTATCTGTTACTTGTTGTTTGTAATTAAGAGTTCCAGTTAAAACTGTATTACCTGTAACTGCTAAATTACCTCCTACAGTTGCATTACCAGTTGTAGTTACAGTTGTAGCAGAAACAGCTTCTGTACCTGCTTGTAATCCATTAATTATATCTAGGATTTCTTTTATTTTATCATATTGCGTCTTAGGAAAACTTTTGATATTAGATGATCCTAGAGCATATTTTTTAGGGTATGTTATTGCCATTATTTAATTTATTTATTATTTATTCTTCTGTATTCAAAATTGACTTGAATGTTTGTTGTCTTTTAGATTCTATGGCTTCTAATGCAATCTCAATAGCTTGTTTTACTAATTCTTGATGAGTATGTTCAGATAATTCACTTGTTTGATTTCCACTTAAGCTTATATCTAATGGTTTTCTTATGTATCTTAGTAAATAACTATTGATTGTAATATTTGTATCAGATATTAATTCACTTTTTCCATCTGACATTATTCTCATAATTTCAGATTTATCAGGTTTATTAAATGGATCCAACATTAACTTATTAAAATCTGTATGTTGAATTGGTTTTACTGGTACAATTACTGCTTGACTATTACCTTTAGCATCTAAATAAGTTATATTTGCTCTTTCTTGTACTATAAACCAATGATTAGATGGTAAATCACAAAATCTAGCATTTGTATCTATATTTGTATTAGCATCATAAGCTGAAGGAGTTATAATACTATTGACAACTAAATTTTTTAAGTCTTCAGTTCTCTTTTGTGTTTCTTCAAAAGATTCTTTTTTAATATTAGTTAAACCATATCTTTGTTTAATGTATCTTTGTTGAGCATCATTTAAAAGTAAATCAATCTCTTCATCTAAGATATCAGGATAGTTAAGACTATCTAATTTATCTAGACCAAATTTAAAAGATTGGTGCATTTCTGCTACTGTCATTATTTACTTTTTTTAACTCTTTTTTTCAAAGCAACTAACATTATTTGATTCTTTGTATCAGTTAGATAATCAGAAACTTCATCTAAAGTTGTACCCATTATATCATCACCATTTTTATAATAATGACCTTGTTTATGAATAATACCTGCTGACATAAGATCTTGAATTAATACTTTAGTTTCAAATCTTTCATCATCCATCATTTTCATAAATTCTGCTGGTTCATTCTCAACAAATGTAGCAACTATATTTTCAATTACTTCATTACTTGTATTCTCAGGTTTTCTTTTACCTATAAGTTTACAAAAACCTCTCATTTCTTCATGACCCATTGTACCAAATTTAGCATAAGCTTTTCTCTTAGCTGAAATTTTAACATTTTCTTTTTTAGCTTCTTCTTCTTCATCAAAAATCACAAATAAAGCTTCTGGCCATTTTGATTTTTCAACAATTGAATTAGCTATTTTAGTTGATTGTAAACAAACTTTATATTTTAAATAATCTAGAGGATTATCCAAATCTAATTTTAGACTTTTATCTCCAATTCTAATTGATAATTCAGCCCAGAAAATTGAATTTCTTTTTAGTTTACCTTCTGGTAACCCTAAGATTTTCTCATATTTTCTTTCTTCTGCTTCAGTTAGACCTGTTTTATATAATTTATCTTTACCCATTTCAGTTGACAGTGTTGTTACTGATTTTGGATAAATACTTAAACCTCCAAATTGAGATTTATTAAGTCTTTGTATTGTTACTTCTCTTTTTTCTACTTCTATTAATTCGTTTTCCATTTATTATTTTGTTTTCCTTTTTTTATTTTAATTTTTTTAAAAAACTGGTGAGAGTTTTATTTCCCACCAGTTAGCTATCATTTATTTAAAGTGCATCCACGTCAAGCACAAGTTGGGCAGCATCTGTTGGATTTTTCAACATAACACCACACTCACTTAGAACGTGCATTTCATATCCATCTACAGGAGATGAACTAGCTGCATTCTTTTTCATACCATAAGGTCCACAAGCACCTTCAATATACCAAGATGCCATTTCACGATCTTTAGTATATACTTTCATAACATTAGATTCTCCAGAAGAGTCCATCTTAAAGTTAAGGAAAGTAGCTTTGTAAGATTCAGCTGGTTTACCTGTTTGAGGATTCAACTGTCTGTTTCTAACTACGTTGTTATACAAAGGAAGTTCTTTTAGAGTCATTTTATCTCCATTAAGACCAACATATGTTTTAAATTGTCCAGACAAAGTAAGTTCTTGACCTGATCCACTGATGAATTTGCTGTCAACTAAAGTAAATCTAGAAGCAGAATCTTTCATTGCAATGTCAAACAAGTTCATGAAACCTCTACCACAAAATGCGATATATTCTCTAGGTCCATCTTCTGTACCATTGTATGACAAATCATCCATGAATTCACGAATAACTGATTCAGTCAATTGAGTATAATATCTTTTGTTAGCAGGAGCTATTTGAGCTTCTACTCCAGCAGATGAATAAATTGCATTTCCAGAAGCACCTTTCATAGAAGTTGTTCCGTTTGCATTGATGTTAGATTTACCATACCACAATGCTTTTTCAATTTCATCTTGCCATTGGCTATAAAATTCCCATTCTGCATATTTAACCCAAGTATTAGCTGTTTTACCAGATTTAGGATCCATTAGAGAAATCAAAAGTACTTTAGATTGAGCAGCTCCTGTTACAGAGTATTTCTTCCTAAAAGTACTCATGTAGTTTTCTAACATGAATGGAGAAGAATAAGTAGTTTCACCTGAAGTTCTAGAATGATCATGTTCTACAATGTTGTAGTCTTTAGAAAATTCTTTACCAGCAGCTAAAAGAGCAACAGGTACATATTTTGTTTGGTCATTTGTAACCAATTGCAAAGTATAAACCCAATCAGCACCATCTTGATAAGCTTCTTCTTGAACTCTACAAGGATAATTTGTATTATCTGGTACAATAACATCACCTACAGTAAACCATTTTTCAGCCAATTTAACTCTGAAAGTTGTTTGGTTAATGCCAGGAGTTGTGTTTGCTGAATCCACGTAAGCTGTTACTGGAATAGCTTTTTCACTATCACCAATTAGAGGCCAACGATATTGGATGTTGTCCAATTGTTTAGCTCTACCAGTTCCAGTAGTTAGAAAAGATAGTGGATTTTTATATCCATTAATTTTGTTATACACTCTTGTTACAACACTAGAAGCCATTGCTGGTTCAGTTTGGAAGAATGTAGAAAGGTGACTTGCCTGAGTTAAGCCAGCGTGCCAGTTACCTGTTGAAATTTGTAAATCGTTAAGATTAGCCATTTTTTATAGACTTTTATTTTTGTTCTTATTTGTTCTTATTTATATTTATTGTTTTATTTATGCACCAAAGAGTGTTTTAAACCCTTCAAATGTATTCTCTTTTTCTTCAGTATATTCAGTTTTACCTTGTCTTCCAATCTTAGCTCTACTATCTGTAAATTTATTAAGATTTTTTCTTAGTTCTGATGTTACTTTAGTTTTAACTGACTTTTCAAGTTTAGATATATCCCAATTCATCATATCTAAATAAGCATATAGATATTGAGCATCTTTGTTTTTCTCATTGTTTACCATCAATTGAGTTTTTCCTGTTTTTTTATCAACTGGTTTACTCATATGATCCCAAACTTGAGCTTTGATTTTATCAGTTAAAGGAAATCCATTAATTTCTGTTTTCTTATCTAGTTCAGATTTTAAATTATTCCAATATTCTTCTTGCTGTTTAACTTGATTGTTTCTAATAGCTTCTTGATTTTTAATCAATTCAGCTTTTTGTTCATCTTCAGCTTTTTGAAGTTTAGTTAAGAACATTTTAGATTTGGTTTCTAATTTACCAAGATCTTCAGCATCTTTTACTTCATCTTCAATTGAATCCTCATCCCAACCAGCAAGTTTCAAACCATCTCTAATAATTGCTTTTTGTGTTTCTTCATTATCAAGATTTACATTTTTATATGAACCTTGATTATAATAAACATTCACAAATTCTTTAGGATCTCCACCTTTAGACATAAAATCTAAAAGTTCTTTACCATCTTCAGGAAGAGATTCATAGAAACTATTATATTTCTCTTCAGCTCTTTTAGTTGCTGTATTATCTACTAGTTTCTCAAGATATTCCTCAGAATCATCAAATTCTTCCCCTTCAGGGATATCTAATATATTTTTAGAAGCTAAATGTTCAACTAAAGGTTTAAAAGAAAATTCTTCACTTTCTTCTACTTCTTCTTCAATTGATTCTACTTCAGTTTTCTTTTTACTTTCAAAGTATTTAGCTTCTTCAGCTTTAAGTTCCTCTTCTTCTGTTTTTTTAGAAGTAGATTTTTCTATTTTAGCTTTAGGTACTTTAACTTCTTTTTCAACAATAGGTTCTTCGATTTCTTCATTAACTTCATTAGAAGCTTCAGAATTTGTATCATCAAAAGAATCTACTGATGGTCCATCGAGAATTTTAAAATTCTCAAATGGATTTTCAATTGATTTTTCTTCCATTTTTACTTCTTTTTCCTTTTTACTCATTTTTATTATTTATTAATATACATATTATTTTTGACATTTCCTAATTTTTAAATCAACTATTTTTATTTTTCATTCTATTCTTATAGCTTAATGTTTACTTTTTCTTTTGTTTAGATTTAGAAATTGCTGCTTTTGTTTTCATTTTTTCTAATTTCATCTTTTTATCCATCATATCTTTATCAAGTTTAGCTTTTTTATTAGCCAATTGAATTTGATTCTCATTTTGAAGTTTCATCATCTTCAATTTCTTTTCTTCTATATCTTGTTTAGCTTTTATTTCTTTCTCTTTAAGACTTATTTGTTTATCATTCTTTTCTTTATCATGAATTAATTTAGATTGTTCCATAAATGATTTAGAAGCTAGGTCTTTTTCATCTAATGCTAATCTACTTACTTCCATTACATCTGGAATACCATTAGAATCAGTATCTTTATCTTCTGAGAAACTTAATGCAGATATTGTTGCTACTTCTAATTTAGTTGCATTATTACTGTCTATTTCATATTGTTTAAGATCTCTATCTGCTTGTCTTTCTGCTAATTCTTCTTGATGTCTTTGAGATTCCATAGCAACTAATTCTTTCTCATGTTCTTGTTGAGATTGCGCTGCTTGTTGTTGTCTTTCAACCATTTGTTCTTCTTTAGTTTCTAACATTCTAATCATATCTTGAGTAGACTCTAGAGATAATACTTTAGCAATATCTGATAAACTTGCTTTATCTGATTGTAATGCAGTTTGAAACAATCCTTTTACTGTTTCAAATATTTGTTGATCTTTAGAAGAGTTAGAAACAAATACTCCAAATTCAGTATTCTCAAATTCAGGTCCATCTATTGATAATAGTTCTATACCTAAATCATCTAAAACATATTGAACTTTCTTACCTTCTCTCCAAGCAATCTTAGCACATTCAATTAAAGAAGTATATACTCTACGTTTAACTTCATTGTGAGATTCAAACCAATATTCAGTTATAAATGCTGATTGTTGAATTGCTTGTTGTGTTACTCCTAACCCATCTCCTCCACCAACTTGAGATAATCTTTGTGGAGATATTCCAGACAAGAAGGCAATTTGTTGTTTAATGTATTCAAGTGTATTGATGTGTTGTTGAATATAGTTACCTAATGTTAAATCTATTGATTGAAATTGATTAAAGTTAGAAGTTTGTCCAGTTCTAGAACCTTTCTTACCTTCTTCATGTGAGTTTATGAAAGCTATCTTCATAGACTTTAAGTAATACATCCACTTTTCTAAATCCATTCCTTCAGATCTTGGAATTTGAGCTAAATCCATCAACATGATTTTACCCATATCACTTGCAAAAGCTAATTCTAATCTATACATAATAATATTATACAAATACTGATAAGGTTTCATTCTATCTATTAGACTTACTGAAACTGAATTAGTAGCATTGTATAATAAACCACTATAACCTAATTTACAATAATATGGATTATCAAGTCTTCTTCGTTGGTTAGATTTAGGTTGAATATTAATATAGAATTCATTAGCTATTTTAACACCTTCCCAAGCTTGATTAATCCAAAACCATTCTACTTTCCAACCTTGTTCTTTATTTTCATCAGATAATTTAAATGTTTCATCAACCATTGTTTCTTGAGGTTGATCATTTTCATCTAAATAATATAATGTACCTACTTTTTGTAATGATTGCCATTCAACTCTAACAACTCTAACCATTCCTGGATTAGATGATGTACCATATCCATTACTATTGTTAAAACTACCAAAAGCAGGAACTGATCCATCTACATTAGGTAGTACAAAATCAGGAGATGTGTTTTGTCTAATTTGAGATATGATTCCTTTACTTCTATCTTCAATATCTGATATTTGTTTTTCAGTTAAATCATCACCATATTCATCAACTATCATAGGAACACTCATCATCCTTGTTTCTATGATTGCTACTGCATCATCTATAAAATCTGAATCATTATCTAGTACAACAGCAATATCAGGTGGATTACATCTTCTAACAACTGGTTCTCCATTTACTATACCTGTCCAGTAAATTTCTTCTCCTGCAACTAAAGCATCTTTCCAACCTTTATTAAAAACTAATTTAGTGTTTAAAGATTTCTTAAGATAATTTAAAGTTTTATTTCCAGTAGTTTCTAAAATATCAGAGTAAGAATACTTCATATACTTTTGAATCTCTTCTGGAGTTTGAGGTTGTTGTGGTTGTCCTGTTTGTGGATCAATAGGTAAACTAGCAGGATCTATCTCAGCCATTAGTTTTTGTTCTAATGATTGAAGTATTAAATCTCTTTGTTTCTTTTCTTTTCTTGTTGTAACTTCTGGGTTTTCTGCAACTACTCTAAAGTTATCAGGTCTTTTAGATTCTTCTCCTAACAATAACATGATTGCTGGTGATATAATATCATAGTGTTGTAATGTAGCTGGAAATTCAGTATCTTTCAATCCTAATGGATTACAAACATATTCTAAATCTGCTTTATTAAATCTACCATTAAAAAGGTCATAATTGATTAGTTTTCTAGTATTAGTAGTTCTATTACCACTTGGAGATCTATATGCCAGATTCTCCCAATAATCTAGAGTTTCTTCTTTCCATTTTTTTCCTTTTTCTGATTTAGCTAATTTTTGCTTTGGTAGTTCGTTGGCCATTTATATTAGTATAGTGAATTGTTGTTCTTAGTAAATAATTTTTTTGAGAAAAACTTATCTGTTTCCCAGGTTTCTTGTATCTCTTGTATGTGAATTTTATGTTGTTCTTTAGATTGTAATATACATAACATAAAAGCAATTACTCTATCATAGTTACCTTCTCTATCATATGCAATTAATTCTTTTAGTAATGCAACTGATAAGATGGTGTGTAAATTGAGTATTTTTTCTCCATTTAAATTTTCCTTTTCTTCTAATAACCATTGTTTAAGATATATCTCACATTGGTCTTTGATTCCACTTGAACCATTAGATCCTCTATTCATGTGAATTCCATATCCTCTATTTACTTTAGAATCTTTAACAATATCTTTAATTATCTGAGGTTGTTCACACAAATAATGTAAACAGTGCTTTTGTTCAAAGTATATTTTCAAACCTTTAAGTTGATTTTCATATAAACATTTAGCATTGTAGTAAATACATAATTTTCTACAATTTTCATAAAACTCATCTGCAAATTCAGGTCTACCTGTATATTCAGCTACAATTTGATTGTATGTTTTATCTGCTCTATAAAATGTTTTGTAAACAAAGAATGAACCTAATGATCCTGTTCCTGATTTATCTTGATCATATGGGTCACAGTTATGCGTAGTTATATGATGACACATAAAAGTATGTGTATCACATTCAAAATTATATACTGTTCCTGTAAATTTAGTTGTTTCTATTTTTTTTATTTTAAAATAAATATATTCACCACACTTACTCATAAAACAATTTCCTTTTGGATGTTTTCTTTTCTTTGGTAAATTATTTAAATCTATTTTATTTATTTTATGATCTTCTATATTTGGATATTTTTTTATTAAATTGATTGTATCATGATAATTTAATCTTAAATGATAACATTCTTTAGTTTTATAAATTTTTCCTTTTGGTAACATCGCTGTTGAAGCTTCTCTTAATTTATTTAAAGAAGAAACTATTCCCAGAGAAAATAATATATCTTGTATTGATTCCAATAATTCTAAATTAATACTTACAAATTCAGTTGTATAATTACCATTTTTATTTTTTAGAATACACCCATCTGAATTTAAATACCCTAAAACTAATTGTTCTTTCAAATTAAAATCTATAAATTTACTCCATTCTGATATACCTTTTCCATGACAATATTTACCAAAATTTTTAGTTAGAAATTCATTTAGTTCTTTAAAATTAAAAGAAGCTTCTATACAATTCGTATCTTTATTATTAATATTTAAATTACATTCAAATAGTTTAGTGACTATTTCTTTAAGTTTATTTATATAAAGTTCTTCATTTTTATTAAAAGAAATTGATATTGTATTACTGGTAGAACTACACCAACCATCTCCTAACCATAATCCAATAAACCACCAAAATTCTGGCTTATACCAAATATTTTTTAACCTATCTTCTACTTCTATGTTAAAATCACCTTTTCTATTTTTATATATGTTTGGTACTTTAATCCATTCTCCTACTTTAATTTTATCTACTGTTTTGAAATTAAAATTAAACTTGTCTTCATTTAAAGTTTTATCTGGATTTAGATATTGTTCACTTGTATATATGGGATGTTCTTTTGTAAAATTAGTAGTCCTATAAGTATTAGACATTTTTAGTTTAAAAGTATCTTCATCTATTTTATTATATCTTTGTAGATTTTTAATACTCACATATTCTCCTTCCTTATTTATTAAATAATCATTCAGAGTAACTTCTTCTACGTTTTTTAAACCTTTATCTGTTAATACTTTTTCACCTGGAGTTAAACATCCTGCAATATATAAACCATAAGGATTTTTATCTCCTTCAAAGTCTGGTCTTTCATATATTGCAATACACCCTCTAGAATCATCATCTTTATCTAATGGAAAATTCTTAATTGGGTTTAAATCAGGATTAAGTCTAAATTGTATTTTAGTATTACTATCAAAATATAATTCTCCTATTTGTTCTTGATTTAATAATGCTTTATTAGTTTCTATTGTAGATAACCATTCTTGAAGTTCTCTTGCTGGGAATATGTTTCCTTTATTTCTTAAGAATGCTTCTGATGGAGTTAATGGATATTGTGTGATAATATCTCTAACTGCTTTAGGATCTCCTGATTTCTTAGACTCTCTTAGATGATATATAGACTCTTTAGCTAATTCTTCATTAGAGTTTCCATCTTCATCTACTAGATCTTGTCCTTTAAATTGTCCTAATCTACCTTTTGTAGCTGGAACAAACCAACCACATTTAGTTAATTCTTTACCTTCTTCCCAAACATTAGGAAAAGATAGTAGATTATATTTATCTGGATTGTTGAACATTTCAAAAAACTCTCTTGTTCCACCTTCCATATCTCCTCCAGTTCCAAATATGATTGGAATACCTACCATATTTTCTCCATTTTTCCAACATGGTTCTGATATATTGTATGATTGAATTAAATTTTCAAATGTACCTGCTTCTTCAAATACAAATATACTTGTTGATCTACCAACTGAAGCAAATGGATTATCTTTAAATGTTAATGTTTGTACCTCAGAGTTATATCCTTTCCATACTTCAACTCCATCTATGTTTTCTTTATATCTAGATTTAATGTGATCTTTAGTATCAGGATTTCTTTGCTTTCTCCACTCAGTATTTTTATCTAAGAAATTAACATTATCTAAAACCATTTTCATAGTTGTTTCAGATAATCTAGACATGAATGATCCTATAATTGATTTACTATCTCTATAGAAATTATATTCATGAGATATTAAAGCAGCATTCTTATAACTGAATCCAGTTCTTCTAGGTTTAAGTAATATAATTCCTTTTTTTTCTTTTCTAGCTCTTTCTACTAATGTAAAATAATCATAATCTATATCCAAAAATCTTGGAAACTTCATTCTCTTTCTGCCAGTTTCTTCATCTTCTGCTAGGATCTGTACATAGTTAAGATAGTAGTAGTGCGGTCCACTGATTCTAAGTCCATCTATTTCAACACCATATTTACATTTCAAATGCTCTTCCTTCCAGAACTCAATATATTGATGAGTTCCTTTAGGAAATTTAGTGTAGCATTTATTTTTTTCAAAGAATATAGATACTTCTCTGAATTTATGAGTATTTTTAAACATTAAATTGTTTTAATAGTACTGTAAGTTATTTGTCCTATTGATCCACCAGCACTTCCTCCACTACCAGTTGCATATCCAGTATATTGTCTATTTAATCCCATATTACTTATTAAAATTTCTAATTGTAAAATTCTAGCTTTTAAATTATTTACTTCGTTAGATAGGGATATATACTCTTTATGAGTTTTTAAATCCTTCATTAGAGTATCTAATTCTTCTATTCCTTTTTCTATGTCTTCTTTTTTATTCATTGTCTTCAAATAAACTGTTTTCAGCATTTCCTCTCCTTTTATTGGAACCTGTTATTTCTTTTCTAACTCTTTCTTCTAATGTAGCTAAAGATTCAATTGATTTACCAATACTGGCAATTGCTTTTTGTGCTGAGTCTGCTTTCTTCATTTCTAATTCAACATCTCCTCCAGCATCAAATGTAATAGTGTTAAAATAATCTTTTAATCTGTACAATAGTCCTTTAACTGATTCTAATATCTCCATTGAAGGAGTATGAGTTAGTTCTTTATATTTAATTATAGCTTCTTCAACATCTTTAGAAGGTTTCCATTTCTTATCTTTAATAATATCAACCAGGATAAGCTCTTTTCTTTTATCTTCAGGGTAGGAGTTATATGGTGATTTGTTATCACATAAATAAAAGATGTATCCAAGTTCCATAAAAGCAACTTCCTTTGTTTTGCTTTTATCACTTGTCCATATTTTGTGGAAATATGGTAGGTTGAGCTTATCTGGTGATATTACTATTTTTCCTTCTTTTAATTCAAACATTAATTACAATTTAATAGAACCTACAAAATTATTATTTTCAGGTAATATAATTTTATTTTTGTCTTGATCATCCATTATCTTAGCAACATAACTCATTGCTTCATTTAACTGTTGTATCTTAGCATCTTGTTTCTTAATATAACTCTCTATTGTTTTATATTTAGCTTCTATTTCATTAACCAAAGTAGTAATATTTATCTTACCTTCTGGACAATGTCTTTCAAATAAACTTTTTTCTTCCATTATTTTTGTGTCTTTAATATTTGATGTAACCCCATTGCAAATCTATCTACAAATTTTTCATTTTCATTTAATGTAAAGTAAGACAGATTAGTTAAAATACAATGAGTTACCTCATGAATGAAAGTTTGTTCTTTAATATCATCTAATAAATCTTTCTTTAATCTTATTTCATTTGATGAATGAAGATATTCTCCACAACTATCTGCTGAATCTATTACATCTACTTCAGTTACCTTTACTGTTTGACCAAAGATAGTAAATTGTTTTGGGATTATCATTATTTTTTGTATTTAAAACCTATTTCTGTTTGTGATCTTAAATTAGTAGATACTTTATCTTTTATAAAATCATAAGAGTGTTTAATCCTAAATGATTCTTCACCAACTTTAATTGCACAAACTCCTTTTAATATTTTACCTGTTCTGCTAATTACACTTTCAACATATCTAATTTCAACTGCATTAACTAACATTTTAGATTCAATGTTTTTTTTAACTATCTTCTGTACACCCTTTTTATTAGGTGGTCCATATAAATCATTTAGTATTGTTAGTTCCATTAACATTCTTTTTCTCTTTTTTAACTGCTACATATTTGTATTTAAGAAAATTCTTTTTTTCTAAAGGTACATACCATTTACCTATATGAGTTAACATTATTGGATTACATTCTTTAGAACTCATTTCATTTGATAAAAATCTAAATTGACTATTTATAATCCTGTCAACTGAAGATTCTGTTATATTGTATTTTATTGCTAATTCTTTAATTAAATTATCAATTTGTTTGTTCATCCAAATAAAATGTTTTAATTATTAATTTGTTATTTTTATAGTCAGGTTCTACTGAATATGAAAAATCATTATGTTTTGATTTATGAAATATTAGATTCTTAGTTACACTATCATCCATTTCTTCTAAATCTATTATGTCATCACAGTTGATTATTGTTTTAATAAGTTTCAAAATTAAAGGTTATTGACTTATCTTTAACCACGTTTATAATATAAGGATTAATAGACAGTATATTGTTCTTACTTATTATATTATTTCCTTTCTTCAATTTGTGTATGTATGTATTCAAATTAGCTTGATCCATTTGTAATTTCTTCCTTAGAATTTCTCTATTTTCCTTAGTTAGAGTATATATATTATTCTCTAACATAACTACAACAAGATCCAATTCTGTTGGAGATAAATTTAAAAATGTATTAACTGTTTTTAAAATAGCTCTTGTATATTTTTTTTCTTCAATTGATATTCCGATAGTCATTTAAAAAATTCTAATTCCTTTTATATCTGTTTTTATTATCTTAATATACAAAAAAATAATGACAATTCCTAATTTTTTACTACTTATTTTCAATTTATTTTTACTATATTAGTTAACTAATTGATAACCAGCTAATTTAGTAATATTAGTATTTAACCTTTGCTCTTGCAAAGTGCAATTAAAAGAAGTAGCCAAGAAAAACTAATGAAACTGCTACTAGGATTTCATTGTAATAGTGAGATATTAGCTAATAAAGATTAAAATTTAGTATAAGTTTTACCTGATCCAAGTACCTTCCATCTTTTGTTAGGTTGTACAAGTTAATACTAAATCTTAATTTTAATACAATATACAAAATTTATTTCACATTTCCAAATAATTTAGCATATTTATTTTAAAACCGCCTAATTTGATTAATTAAGAGGTTTTAAATCAGTTAGTCATTAAAATTTTTCTCTTCTTCTGTTATTTGTTTAGCAAAATCAGCTAAATCTTTATTTCTCCTATATTCATTTATGTGTTCTGATTGTTCTCTATCTTCTAAAGCTAAGTTAAATAACATTCCTGCATCTTTTAATTGTGGCCATTTAGCAACTCTTTTAACTCCTTCTTTAAGATGAATAGTTCCATCAGCTTCTTTAGCTAATATTTCATCATTGTAATAGTACTTACTTAGTGTTTTTAGTCTTTTCATCTGTTATATATTTTCTATTTGTTCTAATGCTTTATTTATTTTATCTAATCCTTCTTTTGTAAATTCTACTTTTTCCACATCTTCATCTGTTATCCAATCAATTGATAATGGCATTGTAAGGGTAACTGTAACTCCATCTGCAAGTAAA